GGCGTCAACCATCCCATCGATGTAGCCGTCAAAAGTTCCTGCGCCCATGAAAATCTCATACTTTCTGTGCGCGAGCGGCACCTTTGAAAAGACTTTTTTCTTCCAGGCATCCCACTCGCTGATCTCGCTTGACGACAGGGTCACCTTCTGCTTGGCGTCGATGCGGGTGTCGTTCAGGATGCCGAGCATCTCGGTCGAGCCGTTTCCATTGAAGATTTCATATTCGATTGTCGTGATCATCGCCTCGACGATCAGCGGCACGAGCTGTTTTTCAAACATCGGCAGCGTGACTGCGCTTGCGAGCAATGACGTCGCCACGCGGCACTCAAGCACGAGATACCCAAAGCTGACGTAGGTGTTCATCTCCACCTTCTTGCGCTTCGAGACCTTGCCCTCTGTAATTCTTGTCGCCACCGGCTTCAGCGAGAGTATCGGGTACCGCACGCCGCCCTTGACGTTTGTGTGGCGGCATTTTGCGTAGATGTGACCGCGCACCTTCATCTCTTGGATGACCTCGTCCATGATCGTCGTGGGGATCACGGCGGCCACGTCGGCAACGCCGGTAAAGGTGTCAGTCCTGTACTCGGCGGGGATCTCAACTCCGTGCTGTACGTACTGCATAAACGCGGTGCGGTACTCGAGGGATCCGAACACGTCATCGCCGTCAGCCGCGCCCTCTGTGCGCGTCTCCGCGGTTCCGCCTGCGAGTACAATGCCCGGCACGGGCTCCGTGACCGACGCCGTGCGGTGGTCGGGGCTGCCCGGCTCAGGCTCGGGCTGCGCGTCAATCATCTCCTGGATGCTGCGGATCTCCTCGTTAAGGACTTCGATGTCCTCGTTCAGCCCGCGGAGCGTCGCAACATCTTCACACGTCTTTGCCTTGGCGACAAGCGCCTGCTTGCGCTCGGTTTTCGCATTTAAGAGCTTCAAAAGTTTTTCTTTCATAATTAGAGATTACCTTTCAATCGTATTTGTTCTTTGAGTAGTTCGATTTCGCGCATACCGTCCAGCCGCCTCTTCTCGTCGTCCAACAATTCAAGGCTGCGCGCGTAAACAGAAGTGCCTTCGTAAAACGGTGCGTCCACAACGCTCACGTCGTACAACTTACTGATTTTTGTAACTTCGCGGGTGGTCTCCTTTTCGCCGAATGTCCACGTGTCCCCCGCGTCGGCGACAGTAAAGGCGAAGCTCATTTTGTCAATAAGCCCCGCCTCTATGCCGGCATACAAATCTCTGTTGCTCTGTGTCTCTATCAGGTCGGCCTGTATCAAAAGCCCCGTGTCGTCTATGATCAGCCGAAGCGAGCCGTTTTTTGTGCGCGCCATGACCATGACGGTGTCGTTGTGGTTATACCTGAGCGGGACGTTTTTCATGTCCGCGCCGTCGAGGGCGCCGCGTTTTATTGTCTCGGTAAAACGCCCGTGTGTCGCGGGCTGGTCAAAAACTATGGCGTGGCCCTCTATTGTCATCTTGCCGTCCTCGCCAACGGCGCGCATGTCAAGCAGCCGTCGCTCGTATTTGTCAGTTTTCATCATTACCCTCCTGTTTATCAATGCCGGCGCGGCCTTTTTGGTACGCGTCAACATCTTCGATGTTCACATAGTTAAGGCTTTGCAGCCGCCTGTTTCCGTCGGGGAACGGCTCAATGCCAAACATTTCATTGACCTCGTTCAGAGTCATGATGCCCGTCTCCCTTGCGAGGTTGGCGAGCGCGAGCTTGTCGCTCGTTGAGAAGTAACGCACTTTGCGGTAGTACGCCTTAACGCGGTGCCCGACATCCTTTTCACGGGTGGAAAAAAGGCAGGCCGTCATCGCCTGCTCAAGCTGTATGATAAAATCCTCAATCGCCGACTGATAAAAAGCGTCGTGCTGCGAGCCGGAAAAGTCGCCCGACAGGATTGCGGCGGATATGCCGTACCGCTCCTGTATGACGGCTTTGAGAAATTTCATCGCCGCGTCGGGGATTTCGGGGGCCCGTATATTCACCGGCGTAAATTCGCCCGCGAGGTCGAGCGCGACGATTCCCGATTTGCTTTTTAGGATGTGCGATTCGAAATCAGCCCGCTCGTTATCCCTCTTAACCTGATCAAAAAGCGACTTCGCCGTGTAGACGCCTTTCACCTGCAAGCTGGCCTCGATGCTCTTCGGCAGACCCTGTATCGTCTTGTCGAGGGCTTCGATCGTGTTCCGCAGATCCTTGTCGTTTATCCTGCCGTCGTCGTCGCCGCCGCCGACAACCGTATTTGTGCCGCGCCTCCACTTTAAGTGGATCAGCTCGGAATACGGCACGACGAAGCTGCTGCCGTCCTCAAAGTCAAGCTTGACCTCCCAGACTTGGGAGCCGTTGACGCCGATGTGAACCGCCTGCGGGTTGAGCGGATAAAACGCAATGTACGTCCGGTACATAACCCCGTTGTTGACCCTGTCCACATACCGCGGATAAATAAACGCGTTCCGATTTTTGCGCCGCAGCCACTCCACGTTTGCCAGAAAGTCGCTCGTCGTCTGCAGCGGATTGGGATTGAAGCGGAACAGGCGCGTTATATCGTCGTTTAAAACGCGGACGCTGTTGTCCGCCTGTACCACGCTTTTAATCTCAATTTTGCTTATTTCGCTCGCGATGCGGTCGATGGCGTTATTGACGAAATCCGACAGGTACACGTCCTGACCGAACGCCCGGAACACCGGCTGGGAGTCGGTCAGCCATATCGAATATCGGGAGCGCCCCGGCTGCCCGAACACGCCTTTTAAATAATTTAATACACCCATGTTTCACCTGCTCCCGATAAGAGTTAAATATTCTGAGCGGTACCACTCGAAAACCGCGTAAGCTATTATTGCGGCTGCCGCGCCGTCAATACGGTGTGTCGTCTTGAGCTTGCTCGGCTGCACCCGCTCGGCCTTGTCAACCTTGACGCCGACGTTTCTAAAACACCAGAAGTCGCCGTGACGGTTGTTGTAGTTCACTTTCTTGCCGCGCAAGTCGGCCTCGAGGCGGCGCATCGGATTGTTAAGGCACTTGGCGTCTTGCGGCACGTTTACCGCCTCGCTGTCCTTGCCAAAAATCTCCTCATACCGCCTGATGTAGTCCTTTGCAAATCTGTTGTCATATCCGGACTTAAACGGGATCACCCCGAACTCCTGATACATCTCCCACTGCCAGTTTGCGACAATCGACGTGTCAACGCTGTTGCCCGGCACGATCGTCAGATACCCGTCCTTCGCCCACTGTTCATAGTCGGCGTCGTCCGGGCTGTTCTTGAGCTTTGCTTCCGGGATCCAATAGTGCGACCAAAAATATACGGTCGGGTCGTCCGGCTTCATAAACAGCAGCTTTGATGCGCAAAGGTCGGTTGTCTCGGCGAAATCGTTTCCGGCAATATAGATGCCGCCGCGAAAATCCTCGATGCTGAACGTGGCCGGGTTTATTATTTCAGCGTCTTGCAGCCATGCCGCGCCGCCGGCCTGCTTGATGTTAAAATCCTTGGCGAGCACAAATGCCCGTGTCGCCGAATTTGTCTTTGCCTCCTCGACCATCTGGCGGAGAAAGCTCCATTTTTTTATAACGCCGAGGTCGGGATTGCTTTTAACCCATGTCGCTTCATCCTGCCAAATCTCCGCCTCGCTGTCCTGCGTGTGCAGCCAGATGAGCCACCGCGGGCGGAAAAGCTCACCTCGGAGCACCGCGCGCGCATCTTTAAGCCGCGCATCGAGATACCCGCCGTCCTCAAATCCCTCCGTTGTGAGCTCGCCGAATATGGGCTCGTCCTGTGTTGAGAGCGCCTGCCTGATCGGCATGATGGACGAGTTGTCCTTCAGCTCGTGTATCTCATCGACGGAGCCGACCTTGATGTTTTTGCCCTCTTTCGCGCCTGTTTTCGCGGATATCTTTCTTATGCTGCCCTTGTTTTGAGCGCTGAATTTCCCGCGCTTTTTCTTTTGCTTTGGATTTCCGAAAAAGATGCCCTTTACATTTTTCCGCGTCACCCGCTCGAGCGCCGGGCTCTCTTCGCGCATCGCGTCAATGGCGTCAAACATGAGCGCCGCCTGTTCGTAGTCGTTGGAGGAGCACAAAATCCTTGTGCCGATCTCGCCGCAAAAGAACTCCGCAAGGTCAAGCGCCGCCTCGAACGGCGTCTTTCCGCATTTGCGGCCAATGAGCATAAGCCGCTCTTGAAACAGCCGCACCCGCCGCCCGACTTCATCGTCGTATATTTTGAAGCTGTAAAACGCTTCCGCAAAAGCCTTCTGGCGAAGTGTCAAAATAAAAGGCTTCCCGGCAAAGGGAGCCTCATAATGTTTGCAGTGCGTCTCTATGAATTTTATGCGCTTGTGCGCATCTTCCGTTTCAAAGCTTATGCCCTCCGGATAGATCGCGGTAGGGTTTTGGAAGTGTTCAAGTAAAATGTCGTGCATTTGCGTGAGCTCGTTGCCGATGAGGATCTCGCCGCCGCGGCACTTCCCGATGTATTCAAGCAGCCATGAGTCGGGGTATCGCCGGAGCAGGTCATTCAAACTCTGCAAGGTCGTCGTCCTCTTCCTCGGCGACGCCAAGATGCTTGCACAGCCTGTCAAGCAGATGCGTAAGCGTCGCGCTGTGCTGCGTGATGGCTTTTGATATCGGGAGCGCCTGCTGCAAGCTGGCGTTCTCCGGGTGGAATTTTACAAGGCCGCTTTTGAGCGCCTGCTTGTTGAGCTCCTGGAGGTAAACCTTTTCAAATGCCGCCTGGTGGATCAGCGAGTCAAGCGCGGCCATTTTGTTTACATCCGCGCCCTCAAACTGAGCCTTCAGACGGGCAACCTCATCCGAAATCGCTTTCTCTGTCAACGGATTTCACCTCCTGAAAACTTCTCATCGAAAAGTCAAAATCACTCCGCGTGTCACGCGGTCAACACAACATCAGTATTTCAGCCTCAGATTTTTCGATCGAGGCCGGGGGGTATCGCGGCGGTGATCGCGCTGTCTCGTTCGAACTTCGACCACCACGTTTGAATATACTCATCCCACACTGCCGGGCGTCCGCTCTCAATGCGCCGGCGCAAACATTCCTCTTCTGTGCTCTCGCAGTAGATAAGCTCGCCGCCGAGTGAGGATGCAAGCAGCTCGCGCTCGTATGCTTCCGGATAACCGCCGATCACATAGGCGTCGCACCAGCTGCCGTATCGAGTTTTAATCTGGTCAAGCAGCGCATCGCGCAAGGCGAATATATTAAAACGCACATTGTCTGGCTTGATGTGTTCAGGCTGAAACGTCACGGCCTGCCACAGCGAATCTATGTCAAGAACAATATCGCCATACTTCATCATGTCGCGCACGGCGGTTGACTTGCCCGCCAGCGGTGAGCCCCAGATGATATATACTTTTTTACTGTACCCAAATCGCCGATGCTCTTTGTTATGGCAGTTAAGGCAGATGACCTCAACGAGTTCAGGGTTGAGGGATATAGCGGCGTCGGTTATGTTTTCCTCTGTAAGCTCAACCTTGTGGTGCCCGATAAGCTGAGCCCATTCATCTTTTGTCGCGGCGACAAATCCGCAGCGCGCACACTTCCCGCCGCGCCGGATCTTTAGCATGTGCGACAGATCGCGCCATGAGCGGCTGCAATAAAATTGATGAAGCTTGTCCATCACCAGTACCGTTTGCCGTCAACTTCTTTTTCGTGTTCGAACTTTTCCTTGTCAAGTTTTTCTTTGCCGGCGTTGCGGCGCCACTTATCCGACCGCCGATTGTTGAGCCATGCGAGCTGCGCCATCGTGTCCGGCGGGATGAAGGTATCGACATCCACGACCTCGACGCGCTCAGACTCGCAGCGTCGGCCTTCCTCGTCGTAGTACACATCTTTGCACTTAATTGCCTTCTGCTCTTTGGCGTATGAGCCAATGCATTTTTTATATAAAGCGTTCTCAACTTCATAATCGGCGATGGGTTTATTCTTTTTTATGGCCTCCCCAATCTCCGGGAAACGCTTTTTCCATTCGCCGAGCGTTGAGGGTTGTATGCCTATGTTTTTTGCAATCTGCACCTCGATCAATCCATCACGCGCCCACCCCTTGAGGAGCGTAAGCCCGTCAGCCGTCAGCCAGTATTCATATTTGCCTTTCGCCACTCGAGCTCACCACGCATTTGAAAAAAGTCACAGAGGCCCGCAACAACGAGCCTCTGTGCAACAAAGAAAGGAAAGGAATAAGAAGGAGGTACAAGCAATGACCACTTTGCGCACATATACCATAACACAGAAGCTGTGTGCCTTTCAATGACATGTTCTGCCGATGACGTCGTTAACAGAGCATATCGCCATTTCCTGAAGCCTCATTGTGTGTCTCAGTGAGTAATTCATCTTTGCCGCCGTTTCCTCGGGTGTCCTGAAAAGTATGTACCTGTTTATAAGCACCTCGCGCAACACGCCATCTTTCACGCTGTATATAACACGGGAGATCTCAAGCAAGGCCGCCTCAAGCTCGACAAGCCGCCTAGACAGCTCCTCAGCGTAATCGCCATCCGCATACTCCACAAGCGTCTCATCGCGCCGGAGGGCGATGGCTTTGCGCCGTGGGGCACAACTGGGCGCTGATGTGATGTCTATCGCCCGCGCCAGTGCGACCGCCTGCGCTCGCTTGAGCGCGTCGATCTGCCGCTGTATCGACTTCCCGCGGCTAAGCCACAGCTTGATGTCCGCATTATCCACAGCCGTACAACCTCCTTAGCTTTGTCCACGACAGCTTAAACCACTGCTGAAACTTTTGACACGAGCCCACGC